CCTAGATAGTCTTTTTATAGAGTGGAGAAGAATTGTACCTACGGGTGTACCTAATCCAAAGAACGCTTACCATTTAACCTTACTAAAAGAGATTTGTTTATCAAAGGGTATCAGTACTGAAATAGTAGATAGTGTGATGTTAGTTTTAGAAGCAGAAGAAAAACCTTTAGATGATAGAGAAAAAGAAAAAGCTGACAAGATGGGTTTAAAATGGAAAGGAAAGGGGTATGGAAAAGAAAGTGAAAAGGGAATATCACATAAAAATGTTGATGGTAAGTTAGTTGCAGTAGATGGTGACGAAGAAAAAGAAGAACCAAGTGGAGATAAAATAACTCCTAACGAATTTGAAAGTGATCCAGATAAAGGTGGTGGATATTTATCGAAGGATAAAAAAGACGATATTGAAAGTAAGGATGAAAAACCAAAGGGAACTTCTACTAAATCATTCCAACCAGGTACAGTAAAAAAGAATTTAGAGTATGTTGATAAAGCAAATGAAATAGCAGAAAAACAAGAAAATCCAGATATTAAAAAAGCTATGGGAGTTTTAAATGATAATTGGAAAAAATTTGTAAATGCTAAAACTGAAGAAGAAAAAATAGAAGCTGTTGAATCTATGGTGGATTATGGTTTAATAGAAAGAAATCAATTCAGTAAAAAAACTGCTGGTAAAATTTATATATCTTCAAATGCAGCTGGTATACCATATAAACATTTCATGGGAGTAAGTGGTACTGGTAATGCTGTGACAGAAGATATGAATAGAATTATTAGAGAAAATGGATTAGAAGTTAATATGAGAAATAACTCTGCTGATAGAGCATTAGCTGATTTGAGTGGTAAACATAATGAAGCTGGTGTTGTTGCTTTATTAGATTCTTCAGAAGAGAATCAAAAACAATATGAAGAACTCAGAAAAAAATATCAAGAGCTTGGTAACGATGATTCAGAAGCACATGAACAAAATAAAACAGCGGTAGAACTTATTAAGAAGTCTTTACCTGAAGGCTCTAAAGTAACAAAGAGTATACAAGTTGGTGGTATTGGTGGTTCTAAACTAATGGATTTATATGGAATAGATGAGAAAGTAGATCCTACAGATATGTTAGTTGTTTATGATGATAAAGATGGGAATGAACAAACTATGAAAATATCTGCTAAGATATATAGTAATCCAAATGATATCACCATGAAAAACTCCGGCACAAAATCTGCTGGTAGAACTTATCTCGGAGAAGCAATAGGAGCGCCTATTGATGCTAAGCTACAAGAAATGAGAGATAGGAATAATTATCAAGAAGATGGGTTAGAAAAAAACGAACAGGATATCAGAAAAAGAGCTTTTAGAGAAGAATATGTACAAGAGTTTGGAGCTGGTATGAAAAAACTAGCAGAAACCGAACAAGGTCAAGAGCAATTAGTTCAAATGTGGAAAGATGTACATGGTTGTGGACACGATGTTCATACTTTAATTGTTAATAAAAAAACAGGCGAGTCACAGATAAAAAAACCAGAACATTATTGTGATCCAAAACCACCCTTTGATATAAAGTATGATGGTGGTAAGGTTGTAATTAATTTAGAAACTCAAACTGATGAATATGTTCAGATTGATTGTAAAACAGAAATGAATAGCTCACCTAAATTATTATTTAAACACAAGGTGAAGAAAGGATAAAATGAGAACACAACTATTATGTACATTTACAACTCAACACAATCTTGAGCAATCAATTCGTGATATAACGAAAAACTTTAAGATTGTATTTGACAAAATTTATGTATTACAAAACGAAGAAAAAACAAAAGAGTTAATTTGTACTTATAATGTAGATAGAGAAGAAAAAATAGATTTTAATGCGGTAAGTAATACCATCTCTTTACACAGAAAGAAAATTACAAATACACTATACACGATAAACGCCCTAAACGAACTGATAAAGACCATAAACAATGGTGTGTTAGACACAAACTATCAGGTCGAATGGGATACCTATAAAAATATGATATTGATTTCCAATAAGGAAGGATTACAGAAAATACCTACAAGAATACTTAAAATAATAGAGTTATAAATGGCATCACCAATATATTTTTTCACCAGAAGTGGTTGTATCTGGTGTCAGAAAATGAAACCGTCCATTGATGAAATAAATAAAACATTAAATGACGAACAAAAGATAGAAATACTTTCTATTGACGATCAAAAATCAAAAACAATCTACGATAACATCATTCGTATGAATAAGCTACAGAATGTTGTTCCACTAATGTATAATTCAAATATAGGAACAACGCTTTTAGGTTATAAGGATATAAGAGACATCAGAAAGTTCCTTAAAGCAGAACCAATAGACTACAAAAAACCATTAACAACTTTACCTCACTTTGACATAAAAAATAGTTCAATAAAAGACTTGGATAATTGGAAAAAAGATGTTATATTGTGGTATGAAACAAATAAAGCTAATCTTCCATCAAATGTCGTAGATAAGGAAAGGATGATTGATATGGTCTATAAACAATTTATGGCTTATCGAACAAAACCCTTGACAATTGAAGAAAGATTTAGTAAATTAGAGGAACAATCACAAGAATACAATGTGAGATATGAAAAGATGAATAAAGAATTAAAAAACCTAAAGCTACAAATAAAAAAGTTAAAAAGACTAAAATAAAGCTTGTTTTTTAATAAAAAAATTCGTATATTATACGGATAGGTTACAAGTAAATATTTTTAATGAATATTTATACTCGTAATACTAATAATAATAAATAAACATAACGGAGAAACATAATGGACTTAGATGCTATAAAAAGCCGTCTCAATCAGTTACAAAATACTACTACAAATAGTTTTTGGAAACCTCAACCTGGAAAATCACAAATTAGGATAGTACCTTATTTACATAATAAGAGCAATCCTTTTAGTGAGCTTTTCTTTCACTACTCACTAGTACCAAATAAAACGGTGTTATCACCTTTATCATTTGGACGACCTGATCCAGTTCAACAATTTGCTGACAAACTTAAAGGTTCTGGCAATAAAGATGAATGGATTCAAGGTAAGAGAATCGAACCTAAAATGAGAACTTTTGTTCCTGTGATAGCTCGTGGTGAAGAAAGTGAAGGTGTTAAGTTTTGGGGTTTTGGTAAAACTGTTTATCAAGAACTTCTTGGTATAATTGCTGATCCAGATTATGGTGATATCTCAGACTCAACAACTGGTCGTGATATTGTTGTCGAAAGACAAACACCTGCTGAAGCTGGTAACCAATATGGTAAGACAACTATTCGTGTCAAACCAAATCAAACAGCACTCTCCGATGATTCTGCTATGTTGCAGAAACTTTTGGACAACCAAGCTAATTTGACAGAGTTATATAATGAACCAACTTATGATGAGTTAAAAGAACATTTATCAGGTTTCTTGAATCCACAAGATTCTACAACAGAAACCACAAAGGAACCAGAAATGGTTGCTACAGAAAAATCTTCTAATGTAGAAGATGATTTCGATAAGTTATTTAATTCGTAATTAACCGCGTGGTCGAGGTGTGCTGGTTTCCTCCTTTTTCCGGCACACCTCATTTTTTGGAGAAATAAATGTCAAATAAAGATGAATTAGCCGGTATCCTTGCCGGTGAATTAAACAAACAATTTAAATCACATCAAGTTGCTTACTTCTTAGATGGTGCTCAACAAACTCCAACCGATATTACGGATTGGGTTGGGACGGGTTCTACCTTATTAGATTTAGCAATATCAAACAGACCTAATGGTGGTTTAGCTGCTGGTAGGATTACTGAAATAAACGGACTAGAGGGAACTGGTAAATCACTTATCGGTGCTCACGCTCTTGCTTCTACACAGAAGAAAGGTGGTTTAGCTGTTTATATTGATACTGAATCTGCTGTTTCAAGTGAGTTCTTACGGTCAATAGGTGTAAATACAGAAACTATGATGTATATTCACTTAGAAACTGTTGAGGATATATTTGATGCGATTGAAACAATTGTAACAAAAATAAGGGAATCAGACAATGACCGATTGGTTACGATTCTCGTAGATAGTTTAGCTGCTGCTTCTACTAAGGTAGAGATGGATGCTGACTTTGATAAGGATGGTTGGGCTACAAGTAAAGCTATCGTCTTATCTAAAGCTATGAGAAAGATAACTCAATTAACTGCTCGTCAAAGGGTATGTTTGATTTTCACAAATCAATTAAGACAAAAGATGGGTGTAATGTTCGGTGATCCTTGGACAACAAGTGGTGGTAAGGCTCTTCCTTTCCATGCTTCTACTCGTATTCGTTTAAAGAATATGGGACAAATCAAAGATACCAAAAAGAATACTATTGGTATTAAG